AAGTAACCGATCTGTTAACAACATTAGAGGTAGACGTTGGATAGAACCAAGTAATCTCACCAAACAAGTTATTGATTCCACAATATACTAATTGATTAGAAGTTGTGTTAAGATCATCATAAACATAATCTTCAACAAGACAATCCATAGATTCTAGTTTACCGGTAAATCTAAAGAAACCATTGTCAGACATCCAATAAGCAGCACCATCAACTTCAACAGCTGCATTCATACCAATCAATCCACAGTTAGTTCCTACTTGTTCGAAGGCAAATGTAAAAGGAGTTCCTACAAATCTCATAGTAAACATTGCAGTATCACTCCAAATGTATATGGCATTTCTACCAAGTGTTGCACCCATGATCCGTGATCCGGAGGCTAGTCTTTGTGTACCAGCACTATTGATCGCTGTTGGTATATAGTCTTCTATATTTTCTTGTGATGAAAATCTTATAAACATATCGTCTTGACTAGATTTAGTACCAATAGTTTTTTCTGTACCAAAAAATACTAAGTGTC